CAAGTGCGGCATCTTTTGCCCTTGCCCACGTTTGTCCGGCGTCACCGCCCCACGCCGCCCAAGCAACGCGACCTTTTGACGGGTAGCCATCTTCACCGGCACTAAAACCTTCAGCTTGCTTGTCAACTTCGTGCCGACTAAAAAAGCTGTGCATCCGGCGCACTGTTTCCGGCGATAATTCCTGCCGGTTTACTAACTGACGCGCACGGGCAACTGCAACGGCTGTGCCGCCTTGTTTACCTTCTTCGCGCCACTTAAAAAACTTTCTGGCCTCTGCCGCCATACCAGCGGTGGGCCGTAAATTAACCTCAACACCTTTATATTTCGGCATCTTCTTCACGCCCCACATCTATCGATGGCTGTGCTGGTAACTTGGTGCCGAATGGCTGAAACGCTGTATCGATGCCATAACGGTCTGCCAGTTCGCTTTCGCGATTAATCTGTTCAAAAATTTCTTCAGTATCGCGCCCGTATTGACTGTGAACGTCTTGCAAGCTGACGATCCCGTTATTAAGCGCAGTGACGCTGGCTTGAATTTCTTTTTGCGGATCGACCCAAGCAAACCCGCGTGGCCGGTAAATCACTTGATCAGCAAATAGATCATATTTACCCATAGGCAGATTGATCCGGCCAACTGTGATGGCCATTTCTAGCCAAGCGCGGTAAATCGGATCAACAAACTGATCGATCATAAACTGCTGGATCATCTTAAAATGGTCACGATCTTCGATGGTGCCTTGCCGGATCGATGAATAGCTGACACCTTCCAGATTGTTTGCCAATGACACATAGCTAACGCCCAACCCCGACGCTATGCCGCGCAAAATCGCTTTTTCAAATTCATCGAAACTCTCAGTGCCAGATGACGGGTCGAATGCTTTAAAATCCATTCCGACTGGCAACTGTGAAAATGTACCCGGGCTGGCGTCTAGTATCGGTGCGTGATTATCGTAATCATCGCCAATAAAGCCATCACCTTCGGGGCTTGTGAAAAAGCCCATCTTTGACGCGGCTACCCGCGCATTTACAAGCGTGGCTTCTTCGTAACCATCCAGCATTTTTAGCCGTGATAGTACGTTTGACATCCAAGGCGTGCCGCGTGTTTGTCCGGCGCGTTCTTGTATATAGCAATGAATGATTTGGTCGGCAGGCACGATCTTATGGTGCCGCTTTGTCTTTGATCCATAGCCCTGATCGTGGTGCGGGTGATCTTCAAATAAATAATAGTTCAGCGGCTTGCCGGTGCGCTTGTCTAATTCCACACCCATCCGCACTTCATTGCCATTGTTCAGCCGCGCGTCATAGCCTTCATCAAGATAATCAGCTTCCAGAAATTTGAGCGAAAAGCCAAATGGATTGCCAGCAGGGTTCTTGATTTTCTGAATAAGCACTTCACCATCGCGTGCAAGCGTTTCCAAAAACAATCGCTGTGCTTGTGACCACGATATACGGCCATCAACTGTGCAAAAGCCGGTGCGACCCCATTGTTGCCACGCCTGTTCGATGATCCGGTTGCCTACGCTATCCAGCGATCCATCATCGTTGCGTTTACGCACTTGTATCCGCACACCATTAGGCCCGACCACGTTCGTGGTCATTATTTGCAGATAGCGTTTGGCATATGGATGGTTGCGGCTGATTTCGCGGCATCTGTCGCGCAGGATACGCAGTGATGGCTTAATTTCACTGTCGGCTGACCGGCTACTGCTTATAAAATCGCTAAACAGTCTGCCGGTATCGGCCCCGTGATAGGCACGCGCCATCTTGCGTGCTTTTGGTTTCGGTTTGAAGAAATCAAAAACGCCCATTGTTAAAACCTCACTAGCACAGTTTGGCCAGTAGTTTCACCGGCGTCTGCACGCTCTTTTGCACGTTCTTTGGCGTATTCTTTACGGTAAAAATCACGCGCATTGATCAGATCGTCAAATGACATCTTGGTAAGCGACCGGCCATTGATGCTATAGCTGGCCACGTCAGCATCAGCCTTGCCCTGCAAGATGCTTTCTATCTTTGTGATCATTATTTCGGCGTGCGTGCGTGGATCTGTATTATTTACATCCAGATCGACCACAGCCGTAAAAGTGCCACGCTCAATGACAACGCGGTTGCCTGTAGCGGTCTGTGTTACCTCTAATTGCCAATGATAAAAGCCAGCAACATAATTGGCTGACGTTGCGCTATCAACTTCGAACACATAGGTGCCATCTTGTTCGGTTGCCGCAACTTTGATTTCTGTACTGCCGCCGCCAGTGATGCGTGCGACATATTCCATTGAATAATCTGCTAGTGGATAGTCCTGCACCAGATCGGTGCGCTTCCATAAAAGATAATCACCAATGACGATTGTTTCTGGCTGTTCCCCGTCTGGTGCCTGATCTATATCAAATCTATTTGCCATTATTTACCGCCACGAATTGACAAAGCCGCCTTGCCGTGGGCGGCGGGCCAATGGGTTAGGCTGTTGCGGTTGCGGTTCTGTTTCTGGTTCCGGCGCATTTACCACCCTGTCTGCAACAGCGTTAATATTCAGCGACAAGATGCACAACGCGGCATAAGCGTAAACGCGGCAGTCAAGTGCTTCATTGCGTGTTCTTGTCTTTACAAATTCGCGGCGTGGGAAGCCCTTTTGATATTTTGTGACGATTTTTTCACTATTAGCTAGTTGCTGATAGTATTCGTCAGAACGCCCCGCCGGAAAATGACAATAGCCCGCACCTTCCGATTGTACCTTTAAACGCGAGAAAATCAATTCCTTGATCGGAAATGTTCCGACAGTGAATAGCTTTATCTTGCCAATGTTGTTTTTTGACGGTCTGCCAACAAGCGGTCGCTGTTCACCGGCCATACCCTTGATGGCAAATATGCGTCTGCCTTCACGCGGTCTGACAAAGTTGTAGACGGCTTGCGTATAGTGGCCGCCACTGTCAACGCACGCGGCGCGGATACCAAGCTGACGACCGCTTTCAGTCGTATAGCTGGCTTTCAAGATGTTATCGAGATCATTCCACAGATGCGGCGTTGACGGGTCGCCATACAGCGTTTTGTAGGCAAGGCTGTAACTTTCCTCGTCACGCATCCAACCGACCAGTTCAAGCTCAATTCGATCATCTTGCACATCGATGCCAGCCGTTATGACGACAATATCATCAGATATACGTTCGCCCCATTCTTCCTCGCGTTCTCTGAAATCGATGTTATTTATGGTTTCACCAGCATCTTCCCACGTTTCGGCCAAAAAGGTATTCACAAACACGCGCAACGTGTCCGGTGCTTTTTTAGCTATTAGGAAATCGCGCACTGCATCTGCCAGTGTCGTCCAAGGCGAATAAAGCCCGTTAATGTGGAAACCAGCCACGCCAGTGAAATCAGCGGTAGCCACCCATTCACCTTTTCGCACCGATCTGTTGCGCTTTGCATCATCCCAGACCGATCCACAGCTATCGCAGGCATAATAGGCCGTTTCTGGCTTGTCTTTGTCCCATTTGACGTTCGACCATTTCAGCGTCTGCACTGTGCCGCAATCCTCACAAGGCACGAAATACTGCCGCTTGTCGCTTTCTTCATACTGGCTTTCGATCATCGATGCGCCTTTATTGGTCGGCGTGCTGACCATAACCATTTTGCGGTTGTGAAATGTAGCCGACCGTTTTCTGGCCAATAGGATCGGTGAACCCTCAGAACCGGCAGATGGCGGGTAGCGGTCAACTTCATCACACAAAACCACGCGGATCGGCCTACTAGCCAGACCAGCCGCACTATTCGACCCGACCAGACTAATATGACCGCCGGTAAATACCTTGTGCGTTGTCGTGTTGTTTGCATCGCGTGATCGCGGATCTTTGACACTGCCTTTAAGTGCTGGCGTATCGCGCAACATTGGTGCCAGCCGGTCTTTGCTGAATGCTTGTGCCATTTCAAGCGTTGGCTGTACCAACAGGATCGGTGACGGGTCGTGATGGATGTGGAAACCAATGACGTTCAACAGCATTTCGGTTTTGCCGACCTGTGCGCCAGCCATTACCACAATGTCACGCAGACGCGGATCGCTGATGGCATCCATAATGCCGCGCTGATATTCGGCGCGTGATGTCACCCAACGACCTGCGGCGGCACTAGCCTCCGATGACAGTCGCCTTTCGCGGTCGGCCCACTTTGCCACGCTTAACTTTGGCGGCGGTTTCAGCGTTTGCATCGCTGACACTATCACCGCTTGCAGTGACGCTTGTGCGTCCAGCGTGTTCGTGTGGTTGGTAAGCTGATAATTCATCAAGTGCTTCCCTGATTTGATTTTCCAGAATGCTTTGAATAGTGGCCAATTCGGTTTCGGTTGCACAGATCGGCGCACATACAGATGGCAGTGCCATCAAACGCGCTTTCATAGCGGCTAACACGTCAACCCACGCACCGGCAACATCTTCCGCAGGCACCAGCTTGCCTTTGGCTTGTAACAGTTCCAGTTCGGCCATCTGCGCGTCTGCTTCCATTTTGCGTGCGCGTGCGGCGTTATAATCGGCATCTTCTATGCGTGGTCTGCCGACAGGGTTTTTTTCTTTTGGTGCCGATAAGTTAAGTGTCATCTCTTGTTAACCAGATTTAAGTTAAAATTCTGTCGCTAGAAATCTTTTGCGGTCGCGCGTTACCCGTAAAAGTTAGCGTCTGAAAGTACCTTTTCGTTTAGCTGTGGCTTTAGCACGCTTGAAAGCACGCGCAAAATTGTTCCCGAAAGCACGCCTTGCTGTGGTGTTTGCATCATCATAGAAGCCAAACTGTTTCTTGATCTGCCCTGATGGTTCAAGCAGGTACAACATCTGCACGGGATAACGATCCTTACCCACGCGCCGCATAATTGCCATATCACCAGACTTGACCAGCCGTTGAATGAATACACCTTTGCGGTTCAACAGTTGGCGCGGTCTGTCTGCTTTACGCACTGCGCCACCGCTTGTGCGTTGCACTGTGTTCTGATTGCTTGGTATCGCCAGATGCCTACCGCGTGGTGTCTTAACGCCACCTTGTGTCAGACGTTGCAGATAATCGCGTTGCATCTTTCCGCGCGTGTTGCCTACGACCGCACGCAGGTTTTTCTTAGTAGCATACACATCTGGGTTACGCTTGCTGATAGGTGTCAATGCGGCTTGCATAAACCGTCTGTTACGCACTGTCACATCTGATGGCCAAGTGCGTTCGATAATCTGGCCGCGTACATCTTTGGCTGTGTCATTGATAGCCATTGCATATGCAAACGGCATTTGGTTCTTACCAAACGCATCGATGGCTTTCGCAAACGCAGGCAGATTGCTTGTGACATTAACAGACATCGACCCTGCCGCCGCTTGTGCTACTGCACCACGGTCAATGCCACCACCTATCGCGCCACGGGCCGCGCCACCTACTACTAATCGCCCCGCGAATGCCAACAATGGTATAGCCATCAGTGTGTCGTTTCTTCTTCCAGTTCTAATATAACTACAGTGCCAGACGTATCACGCGCATCGAATATGATGCCATCGCATTCTGTGCAGTTGATCGTGCCGCTGTTTTCCTCGACATAGCCATATGTCTCGCTTCGACACTCAGGATGCGCACACTGCACTATGTTTTCGAAGAATAACACATAAGCCATCTGCAAACCATAAGCGCAAAACAAAAGCCGGTCAATGACCGGCTAATGTCGATAATATTATATATATTATATATATTATACTCTTAGGCTTTGTTGCAGTTTGCCAAGGTTGTACCAGCGGTTTTGATCTTCAGACCGTTGGCGTTCTTTACTCTTTACGCGCCGGTCATAACGCGAAATAGCATCATTGAACTTTCTTTTCGGCAACTTATCGCCAGCCAGTTCGTAAACATAACCCCCAGTCGATTTGCTACCGTCAACGCGATCAACCAAGCCCACAGCGTTCATTCGCGTTAAATGTGCAGACACACTGCTTTTGGTTGCGTCAAAACTATGCAGTAATTGCAACTTATGTGCGTCACGCATTTTAAAGCGTTGCTTTGGGTTATCGAATTGCCGGTAAAGCAATTCATATAAATCCCACGCACGCAGTTTTTGCTCGTATGGTTGCACCACTTTGGATTTCGGCGGGTGCTTATAACTGCAATCGAAATCAGGCGCAGTTGTCAGTGGTGGCGGCACGTCAACATTTTCGCGCACGACAATCGGCTTTTTATCTTTGATAGCCTCATAATCAATTTCAATGTTGGCTTCGCTATCGATGGCCGCCGCTAAGATTTCGGCCAGACCCTGCTTATCGCATTTGATTTTGATTAGGTATTTATTCATTTCGTGATCTCCTCGTTTTCAATTTCTGGCGGGTCACTTTTGACATCGCCACTACCGTTACAGATTTCGCAGATTACCCGCTTGCCTGTTTCGATCTCATAACGCCCCTCACCAAAGCAGTTGGTGCAAGGCACCGTGTAGTCAATATAATATGGCGGCACAAAGCCTTTTGGGTAGCTGGTCACTGAACCACACCCCAGTTGCCGGACATCCACGCCCATATTGTGTATTCCTTGCCCCACACGTCAAACATTAGTGACGCCACGGCCAGCAAAAACACCAGCCCAACTATTTCTTGCCATAATCTCATAACTTAAACCGTATCACGCTGTGACCGCGTGCCTCTAAGCAATCATCCCGCATTACACCGCGCACATAGGGGCTGTCATACCACCTTGCGGCCATATCGACCAAGGCGCGGCATTCTGTAACGTCACGCTGATAAAGCTGTGCCTTATCTTCACTGACGCGCAGATCGGCTATTGGGGCGCGACTAGCGCACCCCGATAACACGATTGCTGTTACGACTAGCCAGCGCATTAGTAATTCTCCATAATTACGCCATCAGAATTGCGGTGTAATTCCCAACCAGCCATATCAGCGAATTTCCAATCATCTTGATCATCATACATCACAAGCTGGATAACATCAGCCAAACAATCAGTCGGCAAGCCAGCGTTATCTAACGCAATATGCGCTTTCAGCGTGTTGTCTTTGTACAGATGAAACTTTGCCATCGCTTCACGTTCTGACCCAATGTGATCAACGCGAAAACAATTTTTGCCGTTTTTGTTAAAGGCTCTCAATTCGTATGTATACATTATGCAGTCTCCCGTTTTGCGATTAAGCCTGTTTCAGCATTTTATTTTTTGCGTCAAAGTCGTCTGACAATTTGCATAAGTCGGCGGCCAGCTTTTTTTGCTTCTCAGTCAAAAGGCCAATTTGCGATACAGCTAGTTTTAATTCTATAGCCACACGAATTTGATTTGCGATCTTTTCGCTTCGTGCATAGCGACCTGTTTCTGGATTGAGGAAACCACGACCACGGCGCGGGTCATCAGTTTGGAAAATGCCACGCAATTCGCGCTTTGCTACACCGTCAACACCTTGACTGATTATTACAGACGCCCAGTAAAATGTACTGCGACCGTTTTCATCTGTGTAATTGCCCCATTCAATATCTTGCATTGTGCGACAATCGCGGATTTCATTTACATAAACATTCATTTTAGTCTCCCTTGGTTGAAGCGGGGCCGTTAGGCCGCCGCCTCTTTTTTCTTTTCTTCGATAAGTGGCTTAATGCCTAACCGCGCCGCACCTACACCGATTAACTCTAAGTTGCGTTTAGCCGCTTCTACATCGCCACGCTCTATGGCCAAACAGTAATCTTTATAGAAAATTGCATAAAGATTGATTTGACGCTGAAATGTTTCGAATTTCATTTTGCAAACTCCCGTTTTGCTGTGATAATTACAAGCCGTACCACCATCATTCACACTTGTCCACACTTTTTACACATCAGCACCCACTTTTTTTAATTCTGCAATCACATCTGGTCGATTAAGCCTATAATAGTTGCGTAATGTCTCACCCATCGTCTGCCATTGTTCTAAACTGATCATTTTGCGCTGTGGCGGTGTCCATTCTGTCGATTGCCCATTAATCGGCCTAGAATGCCCTGTGACGCGCTTTGGTGCCTTTTCCGCTTCCCGCATACACCAGTTGCGCCAAAACGCCTGTACATCGATATATGCGGCTTTATTGCCGTTTTGCTGATCCCACATCCTGATGCGTTGCAGTATTTCACCACCATTTAAGCCTTTACTGGCCGCATATGCCAGATCTTCATCTGATGGCGTCCAATCACAAACTTTGGTCTTTCTATTTTTATTAATTTTAGTTTCTTTTAGTTTATGGTTGTCAGTGTGACAGGGGTGGGTAGTCAGACTGACTAGGGTATACTGTGACGATTTACCAGTACGGTGGGTCACTGTGACCAACCCATCATCCACCAGCTTTTTGATTTTCCGGCGCACTGTCGCTTCGCTTGCACCCGTAAAACGCGACAAATACCCTGCGCTAGGCCACGCAATGCCACTATCGGGGTTTGAACAGTTCGCCAGCGCGATAAAAACCAGCTTTTCTAGCGGGTCATCCATCGGCGTTGTAAACGCTATTTTTAGTGCTTCAATGCTCATTATCAATCACCTCTAGTGTCAGTGCCGCATAGCCAATGATGTCCAACAGGCTATCAACGTGCTTGCAGTCACTATTTGCCAGCCGTGACAGTTTCATTGCGATCATCATCGCGCCAAACTGCTCCGGCGTGATGTCTTTGCCAGCGATCATCGACATCATCTGGCTGGTCTGCGTCCAGTTTTTCCGCAGATCGCCATAACTTTCGCCGCGCTGTTTCAGTATCGCTTGCACATTTTCTAGTGCTTTAGAACGGTTCATTTATCTTTTCCACTATTGTAAATTTATCGATGGGTATTTCAGCCATTAGCCCAAAATCGCGTTCTATGCCACGATCACGCCTACCGCCAATGGTAGTTTCAAAATCCACGTTGAAATTGACATAGCCAATGCAATCAATCCAGCGCACGATCAGAAATGTCGGCAAGCCGGTTTCAGTCGCCACTTGCCGCGCATACATCATTTTGTGCAGATGTAGCAGTGACGTTTTATATCTGCTAATTTCAAAGCTACGGCATTTAATTTCCGCAAAAGCCGCAATCCCGCCTTTACGCACCAGCCCAAAATCGAGCCGATCATATTCTGGCAGTTTCACAAAATCCACGCCCCATACGCGGCTGACTGCCTGCATCGTTTTCAGTTCAAGTGCCAAATGTGCGTGAGTTTCCATTTCAGCCCCCATTTGGATCATATGACAAGTTGTTAGGGTTGAACGGTATTATGTTGTGCTTGTTACGGGTCGTTTTGCAGTAGTCGGCCCGTATCACGCCCAACGGTTCAACACCATCTTCGATGTGTCTGGGATACACCCGCACTTCAATGCCGGTTCTGCCTTTAAACAAATGCACCGTCAGATCTTTGATATCGATCCAGCTTTCAGCCGAAAGCATCGTATAGGTGCGATCACCGATAGTCTGATACCCGTCATCCATTCGCTAATATCTCCCGCGCCACATAGCAAAATGTGTCAATGTCCATTTCGCAGGCGTATTTCCAGTCGTGCTTTTCAGCCAGATCACCAGACATAATGAAAAACGCCAGATATGTCATCGCTTGCACCGGCAACCGCACCCGCGTCTTTGATCTATCTAGTCGGTAAAACAACGCAGGCATCTTGCCAGCTTGTTCTGCCGCAGTGCAAACCTGATCCCACCATCGTGGATCTACGCCGGTTTTTCTTCTTTTACATTCTATGACAAAAGGAAAATCGCAATCATCAGTATATAGGTCGCCAAGATTAGCTTCGCGCGTTTGTTCCAACTGACGTTGAAATTTAAAACCAAGCTGAAAATGTAATTCTTTAGCAATTTCAAATTCATAACCTTTACCTTTATTCCGGCTTTTCAGTCCAGACATCATTGCCCCCGTTTGTTGCTTTTGCACATCATTGCCGAAATCAAATAAATCTGTAAAGCGTTAATTAAAATGTTGCAAAATGTGAAAGCGTGGAATACTGTGTCGAAATGAAACGGGAAATCGGAAAAGAATGGCGTGACGCTGACCTGACACACTTGTCAGTCAGCCAGTTAAATCGCACGCCTGCATATTGGATTTACGCATATTTGTATCTGCGTGATGATCGTAAAAACATAACTGTCGGTGAAAACGCCGCAGTCGGTACGGCTGTGCATAATGGCACGCAGGCAATCGTCTGTCACGGGCTTGACATCACTGATCAGATCTTGGCGGCGCAGATTGCGTTTGATTTCCACGATGCAAATCAAGATGCCGCTAAACGCGAAAAATATCGCGATTGCATACCGGATATGATTCGCAATGGCGTTGATATATTGACTGAATACGGGTTTGTCGGCGCGGTCGATGAAGAACGTATTGAAACGTGGCTGGATGGCGTAAACGTGCCGTTGATAGGCTTTGTTGATATGCTGGTGCCGGATACGATGTTTTGTGAAATCAAGACCAAAGCACCGCGCAAAACCAAGCTGTTAAAAGATGGCACGCAGGGTTGGGCCAAAGCGACCCTGCCAAAAGCACCGGAAAAATCGCACATTGCACAAGCCGCCATTTATCACCACGCACTGCAAGTGACGCCATCGATCTGTTATGTGACTGATCACGATGCTGTAATGTTTACGCCATTTAACTGTGATGAATTAAAAGCTGACGCACTGGCAGACGCTGTGGAAGATATGCGGCAAAAGGCATTGATCCGGCAAAACCTGTTGCGGGTTAGCACCGATCCAAAAGTGCTGGCCAGCTTTACCGATCCAGACTGGTCGCATATGTACCAGTGGAAAATAGAAGATGAATATTTAGAAAAGGCGAAAAAACTATGGAAGCTGTAAAACTCGACAAAGCATTAAGCGATTTCCGCAGTGCGGCAACCGT